GAAAAGCTTAAATATTTATGAAAAAGACACTTAACGAGGAGATAGGATGAAAAAGACACTTAAACAAATGTGCCACTGGCTAGTAAGCAAAGGAGCCACCACTTTAACAGCAGAAGAACTTTTCGACAGAGCTATAAGGATAAAGCAGAACCGGGAAGCTATTGAAGAGATTTACAACTTACACTCAGAGCTAGACAAATGAGCGATAAACTCCAAGAACTCCTAGACCTAGTAAACGAGCAAGCAGAAGATGAAGCACTCTGGTTTCAGGCCCAATTCATTTCAGAGGCGTATCTGCAAGAAGCATTGAGAAAACTACACAAAGCGATTGAGGATTTATGAATAAACGCCAAAGGAAAAAGAACGCTAAGAAGTATGACCCTCAATGGTCTAAAAAACACTTGAGAAAAGCTAAATCTTACAACAGGCCGATAATAAGTATTAACGGTGATGTTTTATATGGATTCAAGCTGGTCTTGCCAGAGAAAGCATTAAAAGTATGGGGCTAAAATACGCCCAAGCCATATACCACACGGACGACACGATAGACAAAAGAATACACGATAAAATAATTGAGCATGATAGAACCTACAGCAATGAAAAAATAGCTCTTGGAAGTCTTGAACTATGAACTACCCCTACACCCAAAAACAAATATCTGAAATATGCGGTGTATGCTTAAAGACAGTACACAACTGGCAGAAACACAAAACAATCCCTCTATGGGCACTGGAAAAGCTTGGATATAAGATAATAACAACCAATAAGGAGTAAATCATGGAAGAACTAACCATTGATGAAATAGTGGCCTATTGGTCAGATAAATGCGACAACCTATTAAACAAGTATTCTAAATGCGTAGAAAGTAAGCTGGAACTGGCTAATAGATACGATGAGCTTTATGAAAAGTACACGGCTTTAAGAGACACAATGCAAACAGCTTGCCCCAAAGCCCCCATAAAGCTATAATAGGAATAACAAACCCATGCTTACAGACAGACTTAAAAGAATAGCTCGGTACTTACAGAAGGAATCCGGCATTGAAGGCAAACAAGCCTACAAGCTATTTCTTGACAGGGTTAAAACAGCCTACTACAACGCCACGAAAGAGGGTAAATTAAATATGCAAGCCGATTGGGATAGGATGGGGTTATGAAACACCACCTTAAACCAAAAGTATCATGGGAGTATAGAAGAGCACAAAGCAAATTTATGAAAAGTTTAAAAACCCTAAAACAATTAGAAGCTGTCGACACAGACCCTTCGCTGAGGTTTGATGCTTTAAATGTTTATAAGGAATCCCTCACGAACTTGACTAGGTGCAATATTGACCGAAAGAGGAAGAGTGCTTTTGGAGGGGATTGTGGTACGACCAGCCCACAGCCAATTAAGGAGATAGTATGAATTTAAAAGAAAGCTACTTAAAAGAAACGGGAGAGGAGGCCATTTGTAAAGATTCAGAGGGTGCTTACTGTAATACTGCTGCATATGTTGAATGGTTGGAAGAAAATCTAAAACATACGGTTACAGAACTTGATAAGATTGTTAATTCTATTACAAACAGGACAACTTAATGAAGGAAAAAGTATGAACTCAGGTGTAGATATAGGCAACCCAACCAATGGAGGGCTTAAAGAAACTCAAGACCTATCTAACAGGATTAAGGCAATGCAAGCTGACATTTTAGCACTATCGCCTAAAGCTCCTTATATTCAAAGAGGTGTAGATATAACATTTGAAGCTCAACCGCTTGATAATTTACGCCCTGAAGTTTCAATCAAAGACTTTGCAGCCATATTCAATCAAAAACAAAAGCTCTGGCAATTCGGTGACTCAACCACTCAAGTTTGGGATAAGAACGGATATACTTGTAAGACTAAGAAAGGTAAGAAATGACAATAAATACAAACGAGTGGTTTGAAAGAGAGATGAGTTTTCAGAAAAAATCTCTAATAATTATAAAACTAATAACGATTATATCCGTATTAGGCTTAATATCAATACCTTTAATACTTTGGGGAAGGTGAAATTATGAAATATTATAACTGTGACAGATGCAAACAGAACATAGCTGGCGAAGCTTATACTATGACTTTAAAAGAACCTAAATCATCCTTTACTTTGGAAGAAATAAACCTAACCAGAGATTTATGCAATGAGTGCTATTTAGAAACCAGAGTGTTTCTAGGTGATTACAGAAAGATTGAAAACGGCGAATATGAAGTAATTAGGGATACAAAGGAAAGCAAATGACTACAGAAGAAAAAAGCGAAGGAAGATATAACTTCAAGAAACTAAAGGATATGAGCCGGGATGAGCTTATTGATGCCTGTTACCATCTTGGAGAACTTTACAGAGAACAAATGGAACTAAGGCATCAAGCAGAAAGAGAAGGTTTTAGTGATTTATGCAAAATGGCCTTAAAGGTAAATCAATGATACACACACCTGATTACTCAACACTATTAGACAAAGAACTGCCTAACTTAACTGAAACAGTCAATATCTTGGATATTAGAGAAAAGACAGGCGTTCCAATAATGGCTATTGAAAAATATCTAATCTCTCATGGTTACGCAGAAGCTAAACAGTTTAAAAAGGTAAACAATGCCAGCAGGTAAACCAAAGAAGCCTAAAACAAAAGCCCCCGAAGAGCTTGAGTCTATCTGGGATGATGAGACAGCAGAAGCTTGGAACAAAATAACGCCAAGGATGCAAGATTTCTTCATTGAATATCTAAGTAATGGATTTAACAAAACTCAGGCTTATAGAACTGCTTATAAGTCTTTAGCCAATGATAATACTTGTGGTGTGAATGGTTTCAATACTCTAAGAAATTCTAAGATACAGGTTTTATGCGCTAAATTACGCAATTCAAGGTCTTCTGACCTACTTGAGTGTTACAATGCTTTAAGAGATGGGCTAAATGCTAGTAAAGCTGTATTCTCTAAAGAGGGTGATATGGTAATGGAAATTCCAGACCATAAGACAAGAATTGATGCCTCTATGAACTTGCTCAAAGCTTATGGTGAATTAGTTGAGAAAGTAAACCACTCAGGAACTATAAGCATTGCAGAGCAAATATTGCAAGTATATGACAAAAATAGTAAATGATGGTCAATTCTTTATTGAGCGGTATGCAAAGGATGCTGTTCGATTCGTTAAAGAAGTCTTAGGCGTTACCAATATTGAAGCATGGCAAGAGAAAGTATTAATTGATATTTCTAATCAAGAGCCTAGAGTTGCAGTAGGTTCTGGTCATGGAGTGGGAAAGACTGCTTTAACTAGTTGGATTATCCTTTGGTTCATATCCACCAGACCACACCCAGCCATAGTTGTCACAGCTAATACAGAGTCACAGCTTAAAGCAAAGACATGGAGAGAGCTTGCTAAATGGCATAAAAGAGCTAAAAACGCTGATTGGTTTGAATATACCGCTACTAAGTTCTTTCTAAAGGATGACCCTCAAACCTGGTTTGCTTCTGCCATTCCTTGGACTGAGAATAGAAGTGAAGCATTTGCCGGAACTCATGAAGACCATGTTTTATATCTATTTGATGAAGCAAGTGCTATTGCTGATATAATTTGGGAAGTATCAGAGGGTGCAATGACTTCTCAAAAGGCTGATAAAGATTCTAAGCTGCCAAAGGGTTCAATGTGGCTTGCATTTGGCAATATGACAAAGAACACAGGTAGGTTTGCTGAGTGTTGGGGCAAGTTCAAACATAGATGGAAAACCTATTCAGTAGATTCCAGAGAAGTATCAATAACCGATAAAGAACAGATTGCTGAATGGATAGCTGATTATGGTGATGATAGTGATTTCGTTAGGATTAGGGTAAAAGGCCAATTACCTAGAAGTGGCACTTATCAGTTCATTTCCAGAGAATTAGTGGAGAATTGCCAGAAATACAAAGCAGAAGCATGGCAAGCGTTCCCTGTTGTATTTGGGTGTGATATTGCCAGATTTGGTGACGATGAGAATGTAATCTGTATCAGACAAGGCCGAAAAGTGCATAAATTCATTACTTGGAGAGGTGTGGACACCATGCAAACAGCTTCAAGGATAGTCGAACAGTATAGCGAATGGAAGCCTGAATTAATGTTTATTGATGGTGATGGTGTAGGTGCTGGAGTAGTTGACAGAGTGAAGCAATTAGTGCCTACAAACAAGGTTTATGAAGTGAATGGTGGTAGAACTGCTGATAATTCCTTAATTTACTTCAATAAACGTGCTGAAATGTGGGGATTACTAAGGGATGCAATGAAAGCCACAATTGAGATACCAAATGACCAAGCACTAGCCGACCAGTTAATAAGCCCTGAGTATTTCTTTGACAATAAGAACAGGATTCAATTAGAAAAGAAAGAGACAATGAAGCAAAGAGGCTTATCTAGTCCTGATTGGGGTGATGCTTTGGCAATGAGCTATGCAAAGACTGTTACTAAGTCAGAGAAAAAGCCACATTCAGAGTACAGAAGAGCAGCCCCATT